CGCATCGTCACCTCCGATCGTCGCCCGGCGTGTTCGTGTCCCGTCTATTTCCTCAAGGCTGGCTACGGCTGCGCTCCGAACGACGGGCTCATGCCGGCGCGCTCGTGCCGCTCGTGCCTGCACGTCACGTTCCATCTGGACGGCGACGCTCGCGTTTCATGCGGCCGCCATAACCGCGATCTCTGCCTCGACGAGCAGAAGGCGGGCTGTCCGCAGCACCTGTTCAATCCGACCACCATCCCCGGCGAGCAGACCGACGTCGACTACGAGAACGAGCGGGTCACGTACCGGCTGGCGAGCGGCGATGTGTGGGTCGACTGCGGCGGGGTGGCCGCATGACCGCCCTCACCTACGGCTCCGTCTGCTCAGGCATCGAGGCGGCATCGGCCGCATGGCATCCGCTCGGCTGGCGAGCATCCTTCCTGTCGGAGATCGAGGCATTCCCGCGCTCGGTCCTCGCCCACCATTACCCGGAGACCCCGCTTCATGGCGACTTCACCACGATCAAGGCTGGCGAATATGAACCAATCGACCTTCTGGTCGGAGGAACACCTTGCCAGTCTTTCAGCGTCGCCGGGCTCCGAGGCGGATTGGATGACGACCGCGGTAACCTGGCCCTCGAATATCTTAGGCTGGCTGACCGACTGCGGCCCCGATGGCTGGTTTGGGAGAACGTCCCCGGCGTCCTGTCATCGAACGGAGGACGGGACTTTGGAGCCATTCTCGGGGGCATGGTCGAACTCGGGTATGGCGTCGCCTACCGAGTGCTTGACGCTCAGTTCTTCGGAGTGGCCCAGCGCCGCCGTCGTGTGTTCGTTGTCGGATACCTTGGAGACTGGCGACGTGCCGCGGCGGTTCTATTTGAGCGCCACAGCCTGTCGGGGAATCCTGCGCCGCGCCGAGAAGCGCGGAAAGACCTTGCCCCCACCATTAGCGCTCGCCCTTCAGGCGGCGGCGGACTCGGAACCGACTTCGACCTCGACGGAGGCTGCGTAGTCACTGCCCCGACGCTTCGGGCTGGCGGCAACAGGACCGGCGGCGACCGGCCATACGGAACCGACGTAGACACCTGCGATAGCCTCGTGATCGCAGACCCCATCGTTATCATGGAACGAGGGCGAGACGGCTCGCCAAACCTTGAGTACCGCAGCGACGGAACAGCCAACGCCATTCTGACGCCCAACGGCGGGCGCGGTGGCCTTGGGGTTGGCGCTGTGGCCTACGCCATCCAGGAGCGCGCGGTCTGCGAGAACCCCTCGGCCGGTCCTGATGGTGCCGGGTTCCGCGCGGATGATGCGGCCTACACGCTCGAGGCGCGCACCGTCCCGCAGGCGATAGCCTTCGACACGACCCAGATCACCGGCGCCGGAAACTACAGCAACCCCACGGCTGGTGACCCCTGCCATCCGCTCGCCTCTGGAGCTCACCCGCCAGCCATCGTCGGCTCCGCCGTCCGCCGCCTGACGCCCCGCGAATGCGAGCGGCTGCAGGGCTTCCCCGACGACTACACGCTGACCCCGCATCGCGGAAAGCCTGCCGCTGACGGCCCTCGCTACAAGTCCCTCGGCAACAGCATGGCCGTTCCGGTGATGCGCTGGATCGGTGAGCGCATCGCAGCCGTCGAGGCAATCCAGGCTCTGGAGCGCGCCGCATGACCACCCTCCGCCCCTACCAGACCCAAGCCATCGACTCCGTCCTCAACTACTGGTCGTCGGGCGGCGGCAACCCGCTCGTCGACATGGCGACCGGCCTCGGCAAGTCGATCACCATCGGCGACCTGACGCAGCGCCTCATGGGGGCCTATCCCCAGATGCGCGTGCTGATGCTGGTGCACGTCAGGGAATTGGTCGCCCAGAATGCCAAGGCGCTGCTCTCCCTGTGGCCCGCTGCCCCTGTCGGCATTTACTCCGCCGGCCTCGGACGCCGCGACACCTCGCAGCGCATCATCTTCGCCAGCATCCAGTCGGTCTATCGGCGGGCGAAGGAGCTTGGCGCGTTCGACCTGGTGCTGATCGACGAGGCGCATCTTGTCCCGTCGGCCGGCGAGGGCATGTACCGGCACCTGCTGGACGCCCTGCGTGAGATGCGACCGGACCTGCGCGTTGCAGGCTTCACCGCCACGCCGTTCCGCATGGACACCGGACGCCTCGACGACGGCAAGGACCGCCTGTTCGACGAGATCGTGTTCTCCTACGGCATCGGCAAAGGCATCGACGACGGCTGGCTTTCGCCGCTGGTGTCCAAGCGTGGGGCGACCGAGATCGACGTCTCGATGGTGGCCAAGCGGGGCGGGGAGTTTGTCTCCGGCGCCCTCGAGGCCGCGGCAGACGACGATGCGATCACCCGCGCTGCGGTGTCGGAGATCATCGAGTACGGGCAGTCGCGGCGATCGTGGCTGGCGTTCTGCGCCGGCGTGAAGCACGCGCACCATGTCCGCGACGAGTTCCAGCGTCAGGGCGTGTCCTGCGAGGTCATCTCCGGAGAGACACATCCGGGCGATCGGGCGCGGTTCATTGACGACTTCCGGGCCGGGCGACTGCGGTGCCTCACGAACTGCAACGTCCTGACGACAGGGTTCGATGCGCCCGGCCTCGACATGATCGCGCTGCTGCGCCCGACCCTGTCGCCCGGACTGCTGGTCCAGATGCTCGGCCGCGGCACGCGGCTGGCAGAGGGCAAGGCGGACTGTCTCGTGCTGGATTACACCGGCACGATCCGCCGGCTCGGCCCCGTCGACACGCTCACCGTCGATCGTCGCCCCGGCAAGAAGGGTGCGCCCGACGCGGCGAAGATCTCCGACGTCCGCGCCAAGGAGTGCCCCTCCTGCAAATCCCTCGCCGCCCTCAACGCCCAGACGTGCGCCTTCTGTGGCCACGAATGGACGCTGGACAAGGCCCGGCATGATGCGGAGGCCGACGACGTCGCGATCTTGAGCCGCGATCTGAAGTCACAGCCGCCCGAGGAGATCGCGGTCGTCACCTGGATGGCGCGTCGGCACGTCAAGGCCGGGTCGCCGGACAGCCTGCGGGTCACCTACTCGGCGGGGCTGATGAGCTATCCGGAGTGGGTGCTGCTGCAACATTCCGGCCCCGGACGATACCGCGCCGAGAAGTGGTGGGCCGCGCATGGCGGACAGATGCCGGTGCCGGAGACGGTGGACGACGCCCTCGTGCGTTGGGCGGAGCTCACGCAGCCCGCCTTCATAGGCGTGAAACGAAATGGAAAGTGGTGGAACATCGTTTCGCGCCGCTTCACTCAATCACAGGAGCAAGCGGCATGACGCCGGACATCGACGACCTGCAAGAGCAGGTGCGCTACCTCCGCGAGCGGCTTGCCGACCTGACCGGCACGGAAGACCAGATCACCCGCCTGCGGTCGGCGCTTGGGCTGCGGCCGAAGCACGCCGCCGTGCTCGCGCTCCTGCTCAACACCAGCCGGTCCCTCAGCGTCGACGCGATCTATCGCAACGTGTTCGAGTACGACAACGGCGACGGCCCGATCATCGAGTGCGTCAAGGTCGCGATCTGCGAAATCCGCAAGCACATCATCCCGCTCGGCGCCCCTGAGCGGTGCATCCCGGCCGCGTTTGGAACCGGCACCTACAGCCTGACGCCAGAAGCCCGCGCGTGGCTCGAGGCCCGCATTCAACCGATGGAGATTGCAGCATGATGGGTCTTCCTGATCGCGCGGGGCGGCTGCTCACCGTGCTGGCTGCGGCGCGCGGAGTGGTGTCGTCCGACCTGCTCGTTCGCGAGGCATCAGCGGGCCGGTTGACGAGGGAGATCGCACGCGCCCGCGCCGCGCTCCGCCGTCTTGGCGCGCCCGGCAGCATCGAAACCGCTCACGGCCTCGGCTACCGCATCACACCCGAGCTGCGTGCCTGGGTGAACGATCGGGTGTCGGCGTGAGCGCGTGGAACGACGGTGTGGCGCACGATCTGTGGCGCGAGGGCAAGTCAGCGACTGAGATCGCCGGATATTTTGGGCTGACCCGGAACGCCGTGTGCGGCCGGCTGTGGCGCATGGGCCTGAAGCGCGAGGGTGCGATGGTCCGGGGCACGCGAGGCCCCGCCGCGCCCAAGCCTCAGCGCGTCAAGAAGTTCAAGGTGGTCAAACCGCCCAGACCGCCGCGCGTCGAGGCCGTGGTTGCGGTGCCGGTGGTGGTCGACATCATGGCCGCGCGCCCGTTCCTGTCGCGGACCATGCGCGAGTGCTCGTGGATTCTCGACGACGGGCAATCGTGCTGCAACCCTTGCGACGGGGGCACGAGCTACTGCGCCGGCCACCGCGCCATCGTCTATCGACCGACGGGCAAGGTGAAGGAATACGAGCGGTCCCTGCGGAGGTTCGTCGCATGACCCGCTTCAACGCAACGATCACCGGCGGATACATGACCCGCGACGGTGAGTTCGTCCTGAACGTCAAGCCCGACAAGGGCGATCCGGTGCAGGTCAAGCATTGGGAGGCGCTGCCCGACGGGAAGCGCGTGCTGCTGGTGGGCACTGAGATTGTGGGGGTGCAGTGATGGATACGAGCGTTTTCCCGAGACATGAGGCATCGCTTCATCTCACCCACAACGACCACAAGTCGTACTATCTGACCGTCGAGCAGGCGATTGCGGACGGGGATCACGGATACCGCGACTGGGTCAGCGATGAGCAGAAACAGAAGGCCATTGAAACGAACGAGTGCTGGAGCCTGCAGTGGTATCCGGACACGCCGGTCGGGTTCTGCATTCTTTCGGCGGCTGACCTCGACGTGCTGCTGGCTGCGTGCCGGGCAGGTGACGCATGACCCCGTACCTCACCCGCGACGACGTCAAGCGCGCGTCCGACATCGCCGGCGCCCACCTCGACAGCATCGGCAAGTTCGACCTGCGCCTGCTCACGCCCGACGAGTACCTGACCTTCGCCTGCATCATCGTCAACGAGGCGAACAAGGCCGCGGGCGATCGCATCGTGTCGGCGTGGACGATTCCGGTGGGGGCAGAGGGGTGAGCGATCAGATTGCCGAAGCGAAGCGCCTGCTCGAGGCGCACGGGTTCAAGCTGTC